TTTTTGGACGTGCAGTTGGGAGTTTATGGAAATGGCTCGTAGAGGACACAACAAGGCCCTGCCGCAAGAGATCAAGTTGGCGAAGGGAACAGCCCAGCCCAGCCGCGTAACCGTGCCTGTCGTGCCCGTGCTTGAGGGTGAACCTGTTCGCCCGGCTTGGTTGAAGGGTAGGGCTCGTACGATCTGGGATGCCAAGGTGGCGATTTATAGGGCGCGGCAGCAACAGGTCCGAGGCTGCGAGGGGCCGCTCGCGCAGTACTGCGCGCTGGAGGCGGAGTTGGTGAAGCGTTGGGCCAAGGGGATCGATATCCCGATGGCTATGGTGAACGGGCACCGGTTGTATGCGAACGAATTCTACGACACCAGCGCTAGCCAACAGCAGGGCGCCAAGAAGGCCGAAGAAGCCAACCCGTTCGCAGACAACGGGCGCCGGCCCGACCTCAAGCTCGCGTGACTACGTCGGGATCGCCAACCAGTACGTTCGTGATGTGCTGGCCGGCCGTCAGGTCGCGTGCGAATGGGTGCGGTTGGCGTGCGCGCGGCAGGATCGGGACCAGAAGCGGGCTGCGGATCCGGCCTGTCCGTTCTACTGGGATGATTGGCACGCGCGGGACATCTGTGACTTTGCCGAGAAGCTGCCGCACGTCGAAGGGCAATGGGCCACGCCGACGATCCTGCTCGAAGCGTGGCAGATTTTCATCCTGACGACGGCTTTTGGCTGGCGCCGGAAGGGTGACGGGCACCGTCGATTCAACACGGCTTACATCGAGGTCGCGCGGAAGAACGCCAAGTCTGTACTCACCAGCATCGTCGGGCTCTATTGCCTGACCTGCGAAGGCGAAATAGGTCCTCAGGTAAAGTGCGCGGCTACGACTGGCGACCAGGCCCGCATCGTCTTCAACGTAGCGAAGGCGATGGTGGAACGGACGTCGACACTGCGCAAGGCGAAGTCGGTCGAGGCGTTGGCGAACGCGATCGTGTGCAGTCAGAACGGCGGTAGTATGGCGCCGATCAACGCGAAGTCATCGACCCAGGACGGGCTCAACCCACACGCGGCCCTGGTGGATGAATTGCATGCGCACAAGGATCGCGGGCTGTTCGACGTGCTGAAGTCCGCCCGCGGCGCCCGCAAGAATCCTCTGTCCTGGTACATCACGACGGCCGGTTTCAACCTGCTGGGCGTTTGCTACGAACAGCGGTCGTTCGTCATCAAGATCCTGCTGGGCGTGTTCGAGGTTGAGCAGTCCGATCACTACTTCGGGATCATCTTCACCCTGGACGACGGGGACAAGGAACGCGGCATCAAGCCGGACGATCCCTACGATGAATCCGTCTGGATCAAGGCCAACCCGAACCTGCACGTCAGCGTGCAGATGAACGAGCTGCGGGGCTACGCGGCCGAAGCCAAGCTCTCCCCTGACAGCGAAGGTGAGTACAAAACCAAGCGCATGAACCTCTGGCTGAACGCCGCTAAGGCGTGGCTGAACATGACGCAGTGGGCCAAGTGCGCGGACGAGAAGCTGAAGCTCGAAGACTTTGCCGGGGAGCGCTGCTGGATCGGCGGTGACCTCGCACAACTCGACGACATCGCCGCAATCGCGCTGCTGTTCCTGCGGGCCGGCATGGTCTACGCCTTTACGCGATTCTACCTGCCGCGGTTGGTGGTTGAGGAGCGGGCTAGGGCCGTGCCGCAATATCGCGACTGGGTGAACAAGGGCGTGCTGGTCCTGACCGAGGGGACCATGATCGACTACAGCACGATCGAGGCTGACGTGCGTGGGTGGTGCGAACAGTTCGGCGTGCAGTCGATCATCTTCGACCAGTTCGGGTCCCTACAGATCGCGGGCAACCTGTCGAACGACGGACTGCCGGCGATGATCGTCCCGAAGAATGCCAAGACCTTCACACCCGCGGCGCGCGAACTCGAAACGCGCGTAAAGCACGGACACTTCCGACACGACGGGAATCGCTGTCTGACCTGGATGGCCTCGAATGCGGTTGTCACCCGGAAGATCGACGACAGCATCCTGCCCAAGAAGGAGAACGCCGATTCGCCGAACAAGATCGACGGGATAGACGCAATCCTTCAGGCGATGGGCGCTATGTTGGCACAGGCGCCGACGGGGACGACCGTGTACGAAACTCGCGGCGTGCTCACTTTGTAGGAGACGGATATGCCTGCTCGACGCCTTCGCGCGATTGACATCACTAGTGAGGTGGGCTTGCCAATCACGACGGGCGAGCTGGCGCGCGTCACCGGTATTCCGCTTCGCACGATTCAGAGAGACATCACACTCGGCGCATTGAAGGCCGTACGGCGCTGGCAGGGACGGCATTATCGCATCGCATGGCAGGAAGCTAGGCAGTATGCGATCCGCGTCTGTGCGCTCGACTGTTCCACGGGGAACGCACGCCAAACGCGCCAGCAAGACACGACATCAACAACGTAGCCTCGCTCTCTGCCACACTAGAGTCCGACTAGTCATTGTTCGTTCCGCTCCGTCGGATCCTTCATGAGCATCGTGCGCGCGCTGCGGTCTGCGATGGCCGCATTCTGGGCGGCGTGTAGATCAGCCATTGATCTGCAAGACTGCGTCGTCTTCGCGGCGCTGGTCATGATTGGCGTCGGCTGTTGGTGGCTCTCTCCTGCGCTGGGCTTGATTGCGCCTGGCTCCCTCCTGCTGTTCATCTGCTTGTGGCCGGGCCCCCGTCCTCCGCGTGAGGAGGTTCGTCGCTGATGGGGCTGATTACGCGCCTGCGCGCACAGGCTGACGGCTCCGCCGGTAGACCTGATGACTGGGCGGACGTGTGGTACGACGGCACGCTCACCGGATCGCATCGCATAACCACGAGTGGCGTGCGCATGGGGCCCGATGCGGCCTTGCGGTTGTCAGCGGTCTGGGCGGCTGTGCGCATCCTTGTCGAAGGGATCAGCGCGCTGCCGTGCATCGTCTACGAGTCGCAGGAGGACGGCGGACGACTGCGGGCGAAGAAGCATCCGCTCTACACGGTCCTGAAGCGGTACCCGAACTCCTGGCAGACGGCGATCGAGTTCTGGGAAATGATGATGGGGCACGTGGTCCTGCGCGGGAATGCCTACGCGCAGATCATCCCGGGGCCGCGCGGGGCAGTCGATCAGCTCATTCCGCGCCATCCCGATCGCATCGAGGTCCAGACGATCCAGACTCCGACCGGCATCCGGCTGCGGTACAAGTGGACGCCGCCTCAAGGCCAGCCGATCATCCTGACGCAGGATGAGATGTTCCATATCCGGGGACTGTCGAGTGACGGCGTCTCGGGATTGATCCTTGCGGACCATGCCTCCGATTCATTCGGCTTGTCCAAGGCAGCCGAGAACTACGGGGCGACGTTCTTCCGCAAGGGCGCCACGGTCGCCGGCCTGGTCGAGCATCCGAAGAACATCACCGGGCCGGCACAGAAAAACCTCAAGGAGTCCATCGAAGCCCAGATGCGGAACCCGCACGGGATCATGGTGCTCGAAGAGGGCATGCAGTGGAAGCAGCTCGGGTTCAAAGCCCAAGACGCGCAGTTGATCGAGACGATGGAGTTCGGGATCGAAGAGGTAGCGCGCTGGTTCAACGTGCCGCTGCACCTCCTCCGGTCCAACAAGCAGGCGCAGACGTACGCCAGCGTCGAGATGTTCGACCTGGAGTTGATCATCCACACGCTGCGCCCGTGGGCGGTCCGGATCGAGCAGGCGATCTCGCGCGATCTGATCACGGCGGACGACACGTACTTCGCCGAGTTCCTGATGGACGCGCTGATGCGCGGGGACTCAACGGCGCGCAAGGACTTCTACGCGAGTGCGATCACGAATGGGTGGATGACGCGGAACGAAGTCCGGATCAAAGAGAACCTGAACCCGCTGGACGGACTTGACGAGCCTTTGGCGCCGTTGAACATGGGCACGGGTAATCCGCCACCGGCCGGGCAGGACCAAGCGCCAGCGGCACCGAAACAACAGCGGGGCGCCTCGCTCGCCCGGGCGGCCGTGGACCGTGTCCTCCGCCGTGAGGCGGGGGCCGTGTCGAAGGCGCAGCAGAAGTACGCGAAGGAACCGAAGGCGTACCAAGCCTGGGCGGAAGCGTTCTACGCTGAGCACGCGACGTTCGTGGCTGATGCGTTGGCCATTCCGCACCTGGTGGCGGCCGCGTACTGCGCCGAACGGCTCGCCAAGAGCTATCCCTGGACCGAGCACACGCAGGCCCATCGCGACGCGTTGGTCACGTTGGCCTTGCAGGAGTACGACGATGAGCGACAACCGGCAGCCTGACCGTTATCGGCACATCATGCGGGCATTTTCCCGTGAACTGTGGGCCATCGACGAGTCCAAGTACTGCGCCATTCGTGCATTCCTGACGCTGCGTGCGGCGGGCGGGCACGTGTCCGACGAAGAGATCAACGCGCTGGTGGCTGACTCTCGGCCGAACGTCACGCGGAATGCTGGGGCTGTGGCGGTGCTGCCGCTGTTCGGCACGATCTCGCACCGAGCCGGTCTGCTGACCATGAGCAGCGGCGGCACGTCGACGATCGCGTTCGGGAAGGCCTTCGCGCAGGTCATGGCCGATCCGAACGTGTCCGCGGTGGTCATTGAGGCGGACACGCCTGGCGGCGGTGTCGCCGGGTTGCCAGAACTGGCGCAGCAGATTTTCGACGCGCGCGGGACCAAGCCCATCATCGGCGTGGCCGCAAGCCGCGCGCTGAGCGCGGGGTATTGGATTCTCTCCCAGGCCGATGAACTCGTCGTCCAGCCGAGCGCCGAGGTCGGCAGCATCGGCGTCTTCATGCTGCACGAGGACTGGTCGAAAGCCTACGAGATGGATGGCGTCAAGCCGGAGATCATCCGGTACGGCGAGAACAAGGCCGAAGTCAACGACTTCGAGCCGCTCAGCGACGACACGCGCGCCTATCTGAAGGCACAGGCGAATCAAGTCGGCGAGGCGTTCGTGCGAGATGTCGCGCGTGGCCGCGGCGTGTCTGCGCAGACGGTGCGGTCGGACTTCGGTAAGGGGCGCAGCGTGCTGGCCAAGGATGCGGTCAGGCTCGGGATGGCGGACCGCATCGGCACGGTCGACGACGCGATCGCCCGCGTCGCCAGCGGCCGCTGGAAAGCGCCGAACCGTCTGGCGGCCGAATCCATCGACGTGCGGATGGTGGCCGTCGCTGAAACCGAGGGCGTCAAGGCTGAAGCCCCAGTCTCGCAGGAGCCGCCCGTGGAGCTGCCGGCGCCAGAACCAGAACCGGCGTCCCCGCTGCCGTCCGCCGAAGCCCAAGACGACGGCTACGACGACCTCGCCTTAGCCTATCTCAGCGAATGGGAGCAGTCCGATGCCGAGAGGCCGTCCGCCTAGAAACATCGCACGCGCCACCGAGAAGGTCGGGTTGTGGTTGACGCCGGCAGAACGCGCCGATCTTGAAGCGGCAGCGCGCGAGAACGGCGTGTCGATCGCGACTCTGCTCCGTGAGGCGGTGAATGAGTACGTGGCGGACTATCGAGACCACGTCCCGTTCAATTCTCTACCCCAATAATTCCTGCCTCCTCCGACACTGAGCACTGCACTAGGTGTTCCGTCTCGCCGTCTCCGTCCTCCATTGAGTGATGTAGTCCGGCACTGACGCAAGCAGACATTCGCGCACTCCAACGAGGCGCGCGAGTTTGCCTGACGCATTGACCCGCAGCCTTCCGACGAAGGCCGTGAATCATGCGCCAAGCAGATTCGCGCGCCTTTTTGCGTTGTGGGTGCCATCAGGAGATACGCGATGGCGTCTCGCCTCAAGGCGTTGCAGGACCAGCAGGCCGCCCTTCAGACCGAAGCGCGCGCGCTCCTGTCTGCGGCAGACAAGAACGACAACAAGCGGATGACGGCCGAGCAGAAAGCGCGGTTCGAAGCGATCAAGGCCGAACGGGTCGAGGTCGATGAGGAACTGGGGCGCGAGATGCAGGCGCAGGAATGGGAGCGCACGAAGGCTCCTGTCATCCCGACCGGGAACGAAGACACGGAGCGCCAGGCGGCCGAACGCAATGGCGAGGAGAAGAAGGCCGAAGGTTTCGAGAGCTTCGGTCACATGCTTCACGCCGTCGCGAATGCCGCGAAGCCGGGCGGCCGTGTCGATCAGCGCCTCATGGCCGGGCCTACTGGCCTGAACGAAGGTGTTGGGTCGGATGGCGGCTTCCTCGTGCAGACGGACGTGCAGACGCAGGTGCGCCAGCGTGCCTACACGCAGGGCGAGATACTGAAGCGCGTCAACAAGATACCCATCAGCGGCAATTCCAACGGCATCAAGCTGTACGGCATCGACGAGACGAGCCGGGCGGACGGCTCGCGCTTCGGCGGCATCCGGTCGTACTGGACCGCAGAAGGCGGCCTCAAGCTCGATTCGAAGCCGAAGTTCCGCGAGATGGACATGCGGCTGCACAAGATCGCAGCCCTCGTCTACTGCACCGACGAACTCCTCCAGGACACCGCCGCGCTCGAAGCGTGGATCACGTCGCGGCTGCCGGACGAACTCCGGTTCAAGGCCGAAGACGCCATACTCACCGGCACCGGTGCCGGTATGCCGCTGGGCATCTTCAACAGCGGTGCGGCCATCACGGTTCCGGCCGAAGCGGGCCAGCTCGCGGGCACGGTGGTCTTCGAGAACATCGTGAACATGTGGTCGCGGCTGTATGCCTCGTCCCGTTCGAATGCGGTGTGGCTGGTCGATCAGAGCGTCGAGCCGCAGCTCTACACCATGTCCCTCTCGATCGGCGCCGGCGGCATCCCGGTCTACATGCCGGCGGGCGGCATCTCCGGCGCCCCGTTCTCGACGCTGTTCGGGCGTCCCATCATCACGGTGGAGTACCTGTCGCAGCTCGGGACCAAGGGCGACATCGTCCTCGCCGATCTGTCGCAGTACACCGTCATCGACAAGGGCGACGTGCAGCAGGCCAGCTCGATGCACGTGCGGTTCCTCTATGACGAGACGGTCTACCGGTTTGTGTATCGGATCGACGGACAGCCCGAGTGGAATTCCCCGCTCACCCCGAAGAACGGTGGCGCAACTGTGTCGCCCTTCGTCGTGCTTGCGACCCGTTAGAACGAGGATGCCATGTTGAGCTTTCCTGAACACTTCAAGATCGTGGACGGGCTCCAGCCGGCCGCTGATGCGGCGGGCCGTACGGGCCGCTACGTCAACCTCAAGAACTGCACCATGGTGCACGTGTTGGTCACGCTGGATCAGGGCAATGCCGCGACGGTGGCATTGACGCCCTACCAAGCGACGGCCGTGGCGGGCACCGCCGAGAAGGTGCTGGCAAATGCCGTGCAGATCTGGGCGAACCAGGACACGGCGACGAGTGATGCGCTCGTACGCCAGACCGACGCGGTGAACTTCACGACTTCGGCGGCGGTCAAGCGCAAGCAGGTGCTGTTCCAGATTGATCCCGCGCTGCTCGATGTGGAGGGCGGGTTCGACAGCATCACGCTCAAGACGGGCGCGTCGAACGCGGCCAACATCACGCAGTGCACGTATTTCCTGCGGACGCGCTACTCCCAGCAGGTTCCGCCCAGCGCGATTGTCGACTAGCGAGGAGTGACACATGGCGACGATTCCGAATGCCAAGAACCGTGTCGTCTTCTCGCAGATGCGACTCGGGTTCTCGACGGACCGGGCGACGGCCGCGCTGCCGCAGACCACCCAATCTGCGATCTTCACGGTCTCCGGCGGTCGCATTGCGATCGTTGGGCTGATCGGTGAGGTGACGACGGTCATCCAGACACAGGCGGACAACCTGTCGGTCGTCTCGAATCCGACGACCGGCACGGACGTGGCGCTCTGTGCGGTGCTGAACATCAGCGCGAAGGAAGTCGGGACGCTGCTGGGGATCACGGGCACGTTTGCTGACGCGCTGGTTGGGGCGAATGCCGGCGCGACGGTGTTGTGTGACCGCCCGGTGGTCGTCCCGATCGGCACGATCGATCTGCTGACTTCGGCGAGCAACACGGGCTCCATCAAGTGGCGCCTGATCTGGCTGCCCGTGGATGATGCGGCCAACGTCGCGGCCGCGTAGTGAGGACCCTGTGCTCCTACGCGTCCTCGTTGGCCCGCACGCCGGCACGATTCGCGACTACGCCCCGATGGCGGTCGCAGGCGCCCTGGCGGCGGGCATGGCGGAACCGGTAGATCGCGAGCCGATGCATGTCGTCCCTGAGCCTGGTCGCCGCGCCGACAGAGGAACCGATCGATCTCGACACGGCGAAGGCGCAGTGCCGGATCGACCTGTCGGACGACGACGCGCTGATCCAGGGCTACATCGTCGCAGCGCGTGAGTACGTCGAGCACTACACCGGGCGGCAGTTGATCACGGCGACGTGGGATCTGGTGCTGGATGGGTTCTGTGCTCGCATCGATATCCCGAAGGCGCCGTTGCGGAGCGTGACCTCGATTGGCTACGTGGACACGGCGGGAGTCACACAGACCCTGGCCGTCTCTGGCTACAAGGTGATCGGGGCGGCTGGCACGCTGGTCAACCCGACGGCGTCACGTGGCCGGATCGAACGCGCGTATGCGACGGCCTGGCCCATCGCACGCAGCGAGTCAGGGAATGTGACGGTGCGATTCGTTGCGGGGTACGGGAATGCGTCAGACGTGCCGGTGGCGCTGAAGCAGGCCATGTTGCTGTTGATCGGCCACTGGTATGCGAATCGTGAGCCCGTGAACATCGGCAACATCGTGGCGCCGTTGCCGATGGCCGTTGACGCGCTGCTCGGGCCGTATCGGACGTGGCCCATCGGGTGTTGTTAGGTGGGGATCGGGCTCGCTGCTGGCCTGTTGCGCCATCGCGTCACAGTGCAGGTGCCGGGGGCGCGTGTATCGGACGGATCGGGCGGATTCACCGAGACATGGACCGCTCTCGGCACCGTGTGGGCCGCCATCGAGCCAGCCACGGCCGCGAACGTCGAACGTCGCGTCGGGCGTCAGGTCGAGGCGAAGGTGTCGCACCTTCTGACCATTCGCTATCTGCCCGGTGTGGTGACGACAGGACGGGTGCTGTTCGGGTCGCGCATCTTCTGGATCCGAGGGATCGCCAACCGCGATGAGCGGAACGTGCAATTGACGCTGGCGTGTGACGAGAAGGTGTGATGGCGGGCGTGAAGATCGACGGGCTAGCGGAGTTCAGGGCTGCGCTTAAAGCCGCGCCTGAACTCTTGACAAGAGAAGCCGCACCGATCGTCGCCGAGACCAGCGAGGCCGTCTTCAGTGCGCTCAAGGCGGACTATCCCGAAGGGGAGACCGGCAAGCTCCTGCGCGGCGTGAAGTTGGTGCAGACGGGGCCGCTCTCGTGGCGCGTGAAGAGCACGAGCAACATCGCGTTCATCTTCGAGAAGGGCACCGTGCAGCGGTACTTGCGCAGGTCAGGGGCCAATAGAGGCGTGATGCCGGCGGCGGATCTCTTCATCCCGTTGGCGACGCGCTACCGCGCCATCATGGTCTCTCGGCTCGAAGCGATGGCGGAACGTCAGACAGGCGCGCGGTTTGAGTCCAGCGCGGGCGTATGAGCCAGAGCGCGATCGATCAGGCCATCGTCGGTCGCTTGTCTGCCGATGGGGCGTTGACGGCGGCGGCGCCTGGCGGGGTCTGGTGGGAGCTGGCACCGCAAGACGCGGCGACGCCCTACGTGGTCATCACGCTCGCGGAGGACTTTGACGAGCCGCAGTTCCGAAGCACGGCCTATGAAGTCGCGCAGTACGCGATCGAGGCCATGGACGATGGCCCGTCCTTCGCGGGAGTCTCGACGGCGTATGACCGCATCCACGCGTTGATGCAGGATCCGGCGCTCGCGATCACTGGTTACACGCTGATGAAGTGCTTCCGGCGTCGGCGGTATCGCAGCGTGATTGAAGACGGCGACCAGCGCATACAGCAGGTCGGTGGTGTGTACGAGTTATGGGCGCAGCCTACGTCATGACGAAGGCCAGAATTGCGGATAAGTTCTCGCGCTTCGTGGCTCGCGGCGAGAGCTGCTGGGAGTGGACTGGGTCTCGAAACGCCAACGGCTACGGGCAGTTTCAAATGAAGACAGCAGGCCGTTGGGCGCCTTGGTTAGCCCATCGTGTCTCGTACTGGCTTGAGAAGGGCGACGTTCCTGATGGCATGTGCGTATGCCATAGCTGTGACAACAGGGCGTGCGTACGGCCGGATCATCTGTGGTTGGGAACAGTCGCCGACAACAACCGCGACATGAGCCACAAAGGCCGAGTGCGTACAGGCGTAGGCATGGAGCATCCTTCTAGAAAGCATCCAGAGTCCTTGCCTCGTGGTGAGGACCATGTCTTCGCAAAGCTGAATGACGCATCGGTCAGGGAAATTCGATCCCGTAGGGACGCTGGCGAAGATGCGCTCATGGTTGCTCGGATGTACGGCGTGTCTCGTACGGTTATCTACAAGATTCACAATCGTCAGATGTGGGCGCACGTCTCGTAAACGAACTCTGGGCTCAGCCCACAACGTAAATGGTCACACCGACACATGGTCTCACCATTCCATACATCATCCCCAACAACGGGTAAGCGGGTGGTCCGCGCCGATGCGAGGCGCGCATGACCGTCTCGCTGATCTGTGCCGCCTTCAACCGGCCGCAGGTGCTACCCGTCCTGCTGCATTGCCTTCGTGTGCAGACACACCAGGACTGGGAATGTCTGGTGATGGACGAATCGCCTGAGCGCGTGAACCTCGACGTGGTGGCGACGATCAACGACGACCGCATCCAGCACGTTCCCTGCGATCGGTTCAACGACTGGGGCCAATCGGTCAAGCGCATCGGCGCCGAGATGAGCCAGGGCGCGGTCTTGGGCTTTCCCAATGATGACGCCTACTACACGCCCACGTATCTCGAGCGGATGGCCGGGACGCTGAAGCGCGACAAGCTCGGGCTCGTCTACTGCGATTGGCTGTTCGACATCATGGGCTACGTGCCGTGGTGCGCACAGCCGGTGGTCGGCCACATCGACGTGGGCGGCTTCCTGGTGACGCGTGAGGCGATGAAGCACGTGCCATGGACAGGCGCACATCAGACGGCCGATGGGGAATGGGTGCAAGCCATGGTCGCTGCCGGCATTCGACATGGGAAGGCACCGGGGGTGCTCTATGTCAAGAACTGATGGCGTCATGGTGTCCGCGGTCACGAAAGACCGGGCCTATTGGAACAAGGGCATCTCGAACGTCCCGATGATGACCGGCGCCGCCTCTGTCATGGACTGCTCGGACCTGATCGATGCCTGCCGAGGCCTGGGGGTCGACTTGCCGCTCGGCGACGTGCTCGACGTTGGATGTGGGACGGGGCGTTTGTGGTCGCAGTGCCAGGGATACGTCGGAGTCGATATCGCCGGCGATGCCGTCGCGTATTGCCAGAACAAAGGTCTGAACGCGCTGAGCATCGACGGACCGAAGGATTTGCCCTCGGGACCGTTCGACGCGATCTGCTGCTTCTCGGTCTTCACGCACATCAACCGTGCGGACCATGTGGCCTATTTGGCTGAGTTCAAGGCCAGATCGCGTCAGTTGTTGGTGGACATCATTCCTGGAGATGGCCGAGGAACCGTGGCGCTCTGGACCGCACGGCCGGTGATGTTCGAGTCGGACCTGCGTCATGCGGGTTACGTGGTCATAGCGACGTATGACCGGACCTCGCCGGATGGCGTGACGCATCGCTACTACCGGTCGGAGTTGGCATGAACGTTCCCGATCGCGACCTGCTCGCGCAGTATGACCGGACCGAGCCGTTCGCGCGGGCGTATCTCGGGGGCACGTTCGATCTGTTCCATCGCGGCCATCTGGCACTGATGGCGAGGGCTCGGCGGATCGCGAAGGAGATCGTCGTCGGCGTGAACACGGACGAATTCGCCACACGTTATAAACGCAAGCCGGTGATGTGTCTGGCCGATCGAATCGCGGTGCTGAGTGCCTGCCGGCTGGTGGATCACGTCGTCCTCAACGTCGGCGATGAAGACTCGAAGCCGGCCATTGTGCATGCGGGCGTTGACTGCATCGTGCATGGGAGCGACTGGGTCGGCGAACCGTTGATGCGGCAGATGGGACTGACGCCGGAGTTCTTGCGAGACCACCACATCACGATGGTGACCTTACCCTATACACCGTGGGTCAGTTCGACGTCGATCGTGGAAGGCTGGCAGCCGGTGATTGCGCGACAGGTAATGCGTGAGGAGTTGGCGCATTGAAACCGCTCAAAATATTCGTCATTTCGGGCGGTGCAGCGTTCAGTTTGAAGGACGTGGACACCGGCGTGGTAGCAGGGCTGCGGGCCGCTGGGGCGGAGGTCGGGCTCTATGCCTACGACGAACGTCTCGGGGCCTACAAGCAGGTGCTGGAGTGGATGTGGAAGAAGCGGCGCAAAGACAATCCGGCGATCGAAAAGCCGCCGTTCCTGCACGTCCAGCTCAATGCGATCAGCGAAGCCCAAATGATCGCGCAGTTGAATGACGCGGATTTCGTGCTGTTCATTTCGGGCATGTTCGTGCCGCTGCCAGTCATGAAGGCATGGCGTCGGTACAGCCGGATTCCGATCGCCCTGTTGCTGACCGAGTCCCCGTACGACCTTGAGAACGAGGTGCGCTGGGTGGAACAGGCGCATCTCGCCTGGACAAACGAGCGCAGCGTGGTCGATCGACTGCGACAGGTGAACCCGCAGGTCCGCTATCTGCCTCACGCATGGCTGCCGGGGGTACACGATGTCGTTCCAGAAGACATGAGCGCGATCGCGGCGCACGACGTGGTGTTCGTCGGGACATCGTTCAAGGAGCGCATCGCGTTCTTGGAGGCGATCGACTGGACGGGCATCGACTTCGGTATCTATGGTCACTGGAAGAGTCTTCCGCGGAAGAGCCGACTCCAGCAGTACATCCGTGGTGGTGTGCAGGAGAACGCGACGACGTCCGCGCTGTATCGTCGCGCGAAGGTCGGTCTGAACCTTTATCGGCACATGAAGGGCTGGACCGGCGTCGAGCGGATCGCACAGGCGGACTCGCTGAATCTGCGCGCCTACGAACTAGCCACGGCAGGATGTTTCCAGGTCAGCGACCACCGTGCCGAGATCGCGGAGATCTTCGGTGATGCCGTAGCGACGTTCACGTCTCCGGCCGAATGCGAAGCGGCGATCTGCCACGCCCTCGCTGACGACGTCTGGCGACGCCGTTGTGTCGATGCGGCGAAGCTTAGGGCGCAGGGTCACACCTGGTATACGCGGGGGATTCAGATGATGGCGGATCTCCAGCGGTATCAGCATCAAGAGGCGGCGGCGTGAACCCCGCGACGTTCCGACTTGTTCGAGAGGTTCGCCGGCATCTAATTGCGGTCGCCGACGAACTCGCGCGATGGACCGAGGCGCAACCCGGCGTCATCTCGCACGACCACGAAGACCACGAGCCCACGGCCAAGCCGTTTCCTCGTTTATCCGCCAATCACGGCGGCGATCGAGGAGATCAGCATGGCTCGTCACGCAGGTAGATATGGCGCCGTTTACATGTCAGTTACGGGATCGGGTGTGGCGATCCCGATCACGCAGGCAGCATGGTCCGTCAACTTCACGACAGACAAGATCAACGTCACGTCGTTTCGCGACGCCAACAAGGTCAATGTCGTCGGGTTACCGGATGCATCCGGCGACTTCAGTGGCTTCTGGGAAGATACGGAGACGACGCTGTTCTCGGCGAGCCGGAGCACGGATGGCGTGAAGCTGTATCTGTATCCGGACATCACCAACAAGCCGCTGTCTTATGTCTACGCACCCGCTTGGGTGGACTTCAAGATGAACGTCACCGTGGGTGGCGCCGTGGAAGTCAGCGGCTCCTGGGTGGCGAACGGCAACGTCGGCACTTACGGGATCTAGCGTATGACGGAGATGGTGGTGACGCCGTCGCTCGCGGCCAAAGGGGTGTCAGGCGAACTGCGCCATGGCTATCAGGTCGCGGCTCGGTTCGGAGCCTGGACGCTCACGGTCGAACGGGGGGCATTGTCGGCCATCGTTTCCGTGTCCAATCTGGAGCCTGATGGGTTCTGGTTCGACCAGCATCCTCAGTCACTACGCATTCAGGTGGGGTCACGTCTATGGGTGTGGCGTGACGCCGAACGTATCTCCGACACTCAATGGCGGGTCCTGTCTGACCCAGAGGTGATGTGAATGGCTCGCAATCGGTTCCCGCAGCCCGACGTGGTGCGGCTCCCGTTGTCCGATGGTGACTGGATCGAGATCAAGAAACAGTTGACCATCGGCGAAGAGAAGGACGTTGTGACGCTCGCAATCCGATCCGTCGGCGTCGATAGCGAAGGGCGCAACAAGTTGCAGCACGACTACCAGTTGACGCCCTTCGCGAAGGCTGTCGTGTACCTCGTGTCGTGGTCGCTCTGGAATGCAGACGGCCCCGTCAAGCTTCACGACGATCAGAAGAAGCGGTTGTCGCAGCTGCGCGCATTGGATCGCGAGAGCTGGGACGAGATCACGACGGCAATCGACAAGCACGAAGAGGAGTATGAGGAGTCAAAAAAGTCGCTGGCTGCGACGACCGAGACGACCACATCTTCGACGTCTGCCGCCGTCTAGATTGGGCGTGGACGTACTGGGATGTGGCGTCGTTGCCGCTGAGCACGTTTCGCAATCTCGCCGCCTATCTGAATGACGATGCGCGCCGGCATAACGCTGGCGTCGGAAGCACCACCAGTACGACCACGATTCGCAGCACGGACGGCTGATGCCCACGTCTCTGAACGCGAGATTCGACGCCGACTTCTCCCAGCTCCAGAAGGCTGTGGACGGGGCGGACGTGCATCTCCAGACGTTCGAGAAGGCGGCGAATCGTGCATCGGCAGAAGTCGGGAAGCTGGCCTCATCATTCCGCGGTGATGCCCTCATCCGAGATGCCACACTTGCGGCGAAGGCGGTCGAGGCGATCGGCGGGTCGGCCAGGCTCTCGGCAACCGAACAGCAGAAGCTGTTGACGACGACGACCGCGGCCATCGATGCGTTGAAGCGCCAGGGCGCGGAGATCCCGCCAGGCATTGCGAAAATCGCCGCAGAACTGAAGGGCGTCAATGACGTCGGCCATCTCTCACAGGCGGTCGGTGTTCTTAAGGAGCTCGGATCGACGGCGGGTCCGGCAGGTACGGCTATTGAGGGCGTGACGAGCAAGTTTACCTCGCTCGGCGCCACGGCCGGCGCGCTCGGTCCGGTCGGCATCGCCATCGCCGGGATCGCGGCGGCCGCGGCGGGACTGGTGACGGTCGGTGTCCTTGCGGCGGATACGCTGGTCGGGCTCGTGAAGCATGCGGCCGATGCGGGCGACGAAATGCTGACGCTGTCGAACAAGACGGGCGTCTCGGTCGATGCCCTCAGCGAGTTCAAGTACATCGGCGACCAGACGGGCGTGTCGCTGGAGAGCATCACCGACGCGGCCTTTAAGCTGTCCACAAATTTAGGTAAGGCCGGGAAAGATACGAAGCTGGCAATCAAGGACATTGGGCTGTCGTTCGATCAGTTGCGCGCGTCGTCGCCGGAGGACGCCTTCAAGGCGATCGTGTCGGCGCTGGGTCAGGTCGGCGACACGGCACGGCAGCAGGCTGATGGCGTGGCGTTGTTCGGTAAGGGGTACAAGGAAGTCTCTGCGCTGACCAAAGAGGACATCGGCTCGTTGATCAGTCGATTCCACGATCTCGGCGGAGGCGTGACCTCCGAGATGGCCATTGCCGGCGACGCGGTCAACGATGCGTTGAGTGATATCAACACGGCCTTCGAAGCGACGAAGCTCAAGATCGGCGCCGTGTTTCTGCCGTCTGTGGCCTCCGCGCTGTCCATCTTCACCGATGCGTGGATTCAGGCGAGCAAGACGGCTGGCCTGTCCTATGTGGGCTTAGCCGATACCATCGACAAGGTCACGGCCGTGGTCCTCCAGTTGATCGGCGCCACGATCGCGTCCGTCGCGGATCTCTTGAAATCGTTCGTGACGGTCGGCAAGGGCATGGAGGATTTTGGCGGCAAGCTCCGATACGTGATTCCAGATTTCGGTGAGTCGGCACTGGGTGGGAGACCGCTGGCAAGCGGCTGCGCGAGCTAGGTGAAGCCGCGTCTGGCGTGTCAAGCGCTGCGCAGACCCTTGGCGTGACCCTGTTGACGACCACGAAAGGCTCGATCACGGCCATGCGTGAAGAGATTGAGCGCCAAGTCGTGGAAGGAATGGGGCCCGACGCTCACGGATATCGGTGGCAAGGCTGGTCTGCTTGCGGATGAAGCCGGCAAGACAAAGGATAGGGTCAAGGGACTCGGCGACGAATTCGCGAAGACGATCGACCAAGCCCGAAAAAGCGCGGCTGACTTCGAGACCGGCCGTGTCGCGTTGGCCAATCTCGGCGCGAAACAGGACGAGGTCAACAAGCTCTTCGTGTCCGCGTCTGAAGCGATGAAGGCGATGGGCCGGACGGGCGATCCGTTGTATGCCACCTTTACACGTCTCGCGTTCGCGACCGCCAATTGGACAAGGAGTTCCAACCACTCAAGCTGGGAATCGATGATGTGCTGAAGGAGCTGAACAAGCTGCCTGATGCCACGGCGAAGCTCGATATCGCGATCGGCGCCTACGCCAAGTATGGCCGATGCCATTCCACTGGCGGCACTCGGACTCAAGGAGATTCCAAAGAACGTCAAAGACGCAGACGATGCCTTTTCGGCATCGCTGAAGAGAAACCACCCGATGCCTACCATGCCTTCGGGTTGACCTCGCGCGCGGAGCTCCAGCAAGCGGCGATCGCGGCCAGTGCGAACTATCAGATCTAGCCGCGAGCGGGACGGCTACCGTGCTCCAGTTGCGGGAAGCTTATAGCCAGATGATCGAAGCGCAGCTCCTCGCGACCGGAAAACTGCCATCGCTGTGGCGTTCGATCTTCTCTGATGTCAAGGGCTCCATCACCAGCGTGCAGGACACGTTCAACGAGAGCGTCGCCGGCATGTTGCTACACATCACGTCCCTCAAGGATGGCTGGGCTTCCGTCTGGGACTCGATGAAGCAGTCGGCGATGAAGATCCTGTCCGACATCCTGGAGTACTTCGAACGCGTCTTCATCGCCAAGATCATCGCTAACCTCGCGGGCGGTCAGAGCAGTTGGGGGGGCGCGTTCGCCGGCATCGCAGGCGGTGGCGGTGGTGGAGGAGGAGGCGGAGTTGCTGGGGGCTTGGTCCAGGAAGGCGAGAAGGCGGCCGGCACGTGGGCGATGAACGCGCTCGGGATCGGCGGCGTGACCGCGGGCGTGGCGGCTGGTCTGGGCGGTGGCACCACGATCGCCATGCCGACGCGGCCTTCGCGGCGAGCAGCCTCGGCGCTGGCGCTGCAGGGACTGGCGCGGGCGCGGTGGCGGAAGCGCGGCAGCCGGGGCGGGCGGCACCTTCGGCGGGGCCGGGCGACCCTGTTGGGCGCTGCGCGCGATTGGGCGGCGCGGGGTTGGGCCTTGGTTTGTCGGGACGAAGATCTTCGGCGGGTCGGCTGGAAGGCGTCAGGATTCGGTGCGGCGACTGGGGCAGGGGCAGGGCCTTGATTGGCACGCTCGTGTTTTCCTGGCATCGGCACGGCGGTCGGGGCAGGCATCTGGCGCGGTCGCCGGGTTGATCGGCGGCTGGATCGGCAAGAGCGCTCCGGCGAAAAGCTGAATGACGCGCGGCGACGAGTTCACCGCACAGTTCGGCGGCACCGGCACTGGTGCGGGTTCTGGCTTCGCCGTATTGGCCTCCGCCTCAGCGGAGCTCGAAGGCTCGGCCTGCACGGGAAGAAGCTGTTCGACGACGTGTTCAAGGCCGACAACTTCGACGACTTCAACGCAGCCGTCAAGAAGATGGTGGATGCGCTCGGCAGCGGGCCTACGCCTCGCTCAAGGTGCAGGAATCGTTCGATGCACTGCAAAAGACACAGCAGCAATTGACCGATGCGGGGCAGGCCACGGCTGATGTGGTCGCGACGCAGGCGGGTGACTACAGTGCCTGTTCGACACGCTCGTCAAGTCAGGTGCGACGGTGCCAGCCGGCTTGGAGCCAATCCTCCAAACGTTGATCGACATGGGCTTGTTGGTTGATGAGAACGGCGCGAAGAGGACGAACCTGGCGCGCTCATGAGGGCATGGCGACGGGTTCGTCGGATGGCCTCGGCGACATCAATGACGCGTGCGCTGGATGTGGTCCGAGGGCTGTGACGACACCACGAAGAAGGCGCTGCTCAACAGCGACGCATGGCAACAGGTGTTTGCTCAACGGGAAAGAGGTCGGTCCAGAGATCGAAGTGTCGCTGCTTGAAGCTGCGAAGGCGGCTGGACTGACGCGGACCAACTCGATGCCATCGTGACGGCGCTCGGGACCGACATTCCGAACGCCGCACAAGATGCGGCGGACGCGCTCGAGCACATGCCGAAAAGCGTAGACATCGATATCCGCTATCGGCGCGATGTGTTCGATGAAGGCTATCCCGCTCACCAACAGCTGAAGGCGGGATCGTGACGCGTCCACAGGTACGGCTCGTGGGCGAGGCCGGGCCCGAGGCGATCATCCCGCTCAACCGCATGCGCGGTAGCGATCAGGTCGTCAATCAGCCGGTTCAGATCGTGCTGAATGATCGGGTACTCGCGGACGCCATGATTCGCATCATCCCGAACCGGCTTGGCATCTACGGGGCGGCACGGTGGACATGGGGGTTGTCACGATGACGATCGCGGGACGGACGTGCTCGACTACCTCCAGCAAGAGTCGCTGGAGATCGACTATGTCATCAACGGTCGTCCCGTGTTGCGGTCGGAACTTGTGGTGCGCGACGGCAATGCGTATCGCCCGGCCGTCAATGCGGACATCGTCGTGACGGATGACGGGACTCGCGTCTTCGGGGGCGTGCTCTACAACATGATCGAGAACGACGTGGTGGACTACCGGCATCGACGTGTGGCGATCGACGGGACGGGCTATGCGTTCTATGCCGACAAGACGCTGCTGAACGGCATTCTCGCCGCCGGGACGCTCAAGAGCATGTTGACCTCCGTGGTGACGAACATCGCACACGGCATCTCGGTGGATAGTGGGCAGGTCAACGGTCCCACGCTCCCGGCGCAGGGGTTTCCTTTCAAGACGTGCGGGGAATGTCTCGGACAGCTTGAGGTCGTGAGCGGCTACGTCACGAAGTTCGACTTCCAACAGAAGGTGAGCATGTTCGCGCCGGGGTCCGTCGGGGCGCCGTTCGCCTTGGACGACACGAACAGCACGATCTTGTCGCTCGACGTGACGAAGAGCCTGGACAACTACGCGAATACGGTCTGGTGCAGTTCGGCGGAACCACGCAGCAGCAGGTGACCGTCACGTTGCATGGGGACGGCAGCACGCGCCTGTTCCCCTTGGGCTACACGGCGGCCGCGGCGCCAAGCACGGTGACGCTGAATGGCGTCGTGAAGCCGGTGGGGATCTACGGTGTCGATACGCATCCGCCGTGGACTACTTCTATCGCGAGGTCGATCCGACGTATCCTACAGCATCATTCAGGATCCGTCGCAGACAGTGCTGACGAGTGGCGACAACCTCGTCGTGACGTTCACGGCACAGTTTCCTGGAGCGACCTACGTTCTGGACGCGGCGGAGGTGAGCGCCAATGGACCGTTCGTGATCATTATCCAGGCGCCAGACGTGTACGACCGCACGGTGGCGGCGGCCATTGCGCAGGGCGAACTCAATCGACGGGTCGGCATTGTCAGGACGATCAAGCGCGCACGTTGACCGCTGGACTGGAGCCTGGCATGACGGTCAGCATCACCGCCTCCAAGCGGAGCCTGTCATCCGTCGCGTGTCTGATCACGTCTGTGAAGATGACGCACCTGACCAAGCGTCGGGATGGTACACACATGTTCGCCTATGACATCGAAGCCGTCGAAGGCAACCAGTACCAATCGAATTGGTTGGATTACTACAAGGGGCTCCAGAGCAACGGTGGCGGATCGAGCGGCGCGACGGCATCGAGCAGTGGCGTGACGAGTGCGCCATCGATCGTGCCTACGCCTACTGGGGCGGATCCATCACCACCGGACAGATTGCGAACGCGGTATTCAAGGATGTGATCGATGCCATCCCGATTCGCCTGGATGGTACGAGCGGGCAGGCCACGACGGTGCGCATCATTCAGCGGACAGGCGCAACGGGAACGAGTGTCCAGGCGCAGATCGTCAAGCGGTGAGCGGTGTGGATACGTCGATGGCGACCGGATCGACGACGACGAGCGTGTCAGCGACGATTGCGCTGGTGACGTTCACGCCGTCATCAGGGTCAATGATTACTACTTGCAGGTGAAGGGCGGGAACGGCAGTGCGCTTGTGTTTGCGATGGGTCAGTCTCTGTAGCGCGACGCTCTGGGCACCTCTGCATCGGCGCAGGTGGCGCAGTCCTACGACTACCTCGGCGTCACCAACAAGCTGGTGATCGGCGCCAACGGTGAGGGTGTTGAGCAATTACGACCAGGTGCTGAAGGTCGTCGGCCTGCCCTCGGTGTCCGGTGGCGCGAGCGTCGCGATCGGCATCGATAGCTTGGGCAACATCCGGAAGGATAGCGGCACGACGATCTCGACAGGCGGCTCGTGGACATGGGGAGGACTCGCGACGTTCAATGCCAACATCCGGACGACAGCCGGTTCGATCTCAGCGGGTGCCGCGCCGATGGTGGCCTTGGGCGCTCGACACGAACGGCGACCTCCGGAAGGACACTAGCCTCGGGGTGGATACGTCGGGACACTGGCTCTTCGGGAACTGGCTGTACACGCCGACCGTCTTCGCGACCGGGACCGCGCTGGATGTCGCACAGGGCCTCGACAACGTGCGGATCACGCAGGGCGCGGCGGGCAGCGGGCCGCGGGTGATTCTGGAAGACACGGGCTTCCCGCAGTGGGGCGTGACGAATGCCACCGGAGCCATGCAGTTCTATCGATCGAACAGCGCCGCACGACGGATCAGACGTCCATCTCGCTGGACGGTAACATCACCGTGGCGCCCTACGGCAAATACATCCTGCCGGCGACCACGCTGGAAACGAGCCTGGGCAGTATCAACAAGAAGTTCGGCGCCATCTGGACGGGTGACCTGTTCGCTGAAACGCTCGTTGCGATCGATGCGATCGGGACCGTGGGCAATCACTGGCTGATCGGGACGACGAACATTCTGGACGAAGACATCAGTTCGAGCGCGACGACGATCATCACGCGGTACAACAGCTTTCTGAACAACGAGTTCGTCTTGCTGCAGGCGTTCGGCAAGTCCGAGATCATCAAGATCACCTCTGGCGCGACGGCCTTCAATAAGATCAGCAATCCGAGCTTCGAGACGAATAACACCACCGGCTGGGACGTGTCGGCGAGTGACGTGTTGACCAACTCCACGGCCAAATCGTACAAGGGCGAACGTCGATGCTGTTGACGCATTCCGGAACGCTGTTGCAGATCGCCTACAACGGGTTCTCCAGCGTGGCGAGCACGGCCTATACCTCGTGCGCGTATTTCCGCCGCGTGGATGGCGTCATTCCGACCGTAGGCGACATCACGGTCACCTCGCGTGGCGGCACAGCGGTGGCGCTCACGATCGAGCCGACGGGATCGGATTCATGGGTGCGCGGCTGCGCCACCTTCACGTCCGGCGTCGGCGCCGATGCGCGCGCGCCCTTCTACAATTTCGTCGCGGACACCGTGGACTACTACGTCGACGCGGTGCAGTTGGAGACGGGTAGTACGGTGCGGTCGTACGCAGACTTTCGCGCCAGCTACACGGTGTCGAGGAACGCGGATGGCGGGGTGGCGAACGCGTGGTCCGCCGGTGACGCGATGTTCGACACGGGCGCGACGGCTGGCTACGGCTGGCTCGATTGCTATTCCATCTTTGGCTTGAGGGCCGTGACGGAGATCGGCCCGGCCTGTGTGGCGAATGTTCGCACTGGTACTGGGTTCAATGCTTGGGAGCCGTACGCCGGGTGGGGCCAGTTGAACGGGCTTTGGGAATACAGCAGCAGCACGTTCGGCTTCGTCGCCGGTCCGAAGTCTGGTGCGCATGTCGCGGTGGACAACGTGAACGGTATTCGTTTCTGGAATGGAACGACGTTGAAGGCTGATTTCGATCTGGCGGAAACATCACGTTGGGCAATCACGTCACGACCACGCCGGTGCTGTTGTTGACGTCGACGGCCCTGCAGTTCTGCGTCTATGGTGGCTCGTGCGTGCTGACCATGGAGGGCACGACCGGTGATATCAGAGGCGGTTCCGCGACCACGCTGACGGCTGGCACCGGGTACTTTATCGGAGGCACCGGCACATTTCGAGCGGGAACAGCGACTAATCGCATGTTGTGGGACGGGACGAATCTGGAGATAGGCAGCAATCACATTGTGCTGAACCAAAACGGCCTGCAGATCGATCCGAACACGGCCGGTTCGTTCGACCCGCAGTACTCAGTGTCGTGGAAAAACCTGGCGCTCGGCGGCCAGAACTATCTCGATTCGTATGAGACCGGCAGCAACCGCATCACGCATCTGACCAACACGATCGGCAACGCGAGCTACGACGCGCTCGTTAGCCTCTCGTCCAGTGGGCCGGCCGGAGTGACGTCGGCTAGCGTGGGCACGCGGGCGAGCGCGACGGGCGCGAACGCCTATGCGGAATTGACGCTGGGATCGAATCTGGTGCGGTTGATGTTCCCGACCACTGGCGGTACGGCGTGGGCGCCCGTCGCGGGGTTTGGTGCGGGCGTCATTGATCTGGGCGGTCCGTCGAATAAGTGGAACAACATCTACTTCAGCGAGCCCACGACGACGAGCGGCCTGCTCTATCCATCGTCACGAACGCGGGACGCATCATGGCCAAGACGAACGTCGCGTTTCAGTGCGACAAGTTGTCCTGTGGTCAACACGTCAACAGTTGGGTTCTAGAAGGCGGGTTCGTAATCTCGTTCGGCTGTTCGTAAGGGGGGATGGAAACGTGCGAGTCGGTATGTGGAAAACGCTCGTCTCTGTGTCGGTCTTGGCGCTGATCGGATCGTCCGTGGCGGCTCAGGCGCCACAGTCGGAGTCCGCGCCAACGTCGGAGCAAATCGCCATTCAGAAGGTGATGCTCGCGAAAGACGCGGAGTTGGGCAGGTACCTGTCGCTCTACTCGCAGTGCCAAGGCGACATGCTGGATCTCGCAAAGCTGAAGGCGCGCGTCGCCCAGCTCGAAGCGTTGGAGAAGAAGCCCGACGTGAAGCCAGCGGAGCCAGTGAAGCCCAAGGACTGAGACGCTGATGTCTGAGCCACACGCCGTCGGATGGACCTTCGACACGTTCAAGGAATACCTCGACGCGAAGGTGGAAGGCATCGACGCGAAAGTCGAGGGCAACGACAAGCGGTACGCGTCCGTCTTCAACGCGCAGGAAAAGGCCACGGTTGCCGCGTTGGCGGCAGCCGAGAAGGCCACGAGCAAGGCCGAAGAGACAGCCGCGAAGAAGGCGGAAGCCCAGAACGAGTGGCGCGCGGCGATGAATGACCGTGAGCGCATCCTGATGCCGCGGTTGGAGCAGGAAGGCTTGAATCGCGCGCTGGCGGATCGGATCAAGGCACTGGAGGACAGTCGCATCCAACAGGCCGGGCAGGGCGCCGGGACACAGGCCGGGTGGGCGTGGGCTGTCGGCGCGGTGGGACTGATTCTGACGGTGCTGGCTATCGTATCGGCGGCGATCGTGTTGGCTCAACGACTACACTCCTGAGGAGCCAGGGGTTCATGACCGCACATGATGTGCGGAGTACGGGATTCGGTTGTGAATCGGTCAGCGTCCGTGGGTCACTATGCCGATGTCATCGTTGGGGCCAGGAGAAGTGATCGCGCTGATCCTGGCCGGCGTCAGCTTCGTGGCGTGGATCGTGCGGTTGGAGAGCCGTATCTCCGCTGAGAGCAAAGATCGCATCGCGGCGGACACCACCGAAACGAACGCGCGGATCGCGGCGGATATCGCGGAACGCCAGGAGCGCATCGCGGCGGATGCGACAGAAGCCAATGCACGGGCGGCGGATGCGCGGGTCGCCGAAGTGCAGCGGAAGGCGGAGGCGGAGTCGGTACATGTCAAGCTGGGTCACGCGGCACTCGCATGCAGCGAAGGACGACGGGATCATGGGAACCGGCTCCTGGAACTTGAAGCCGTGGTCGGGCGTCGAGCGACGGTCTTTCGAGAGGAGGGCAAGTAGGGTGCCCCCCGCTTTCCATCATCTACGTGGATGACGATCCAGAGGACCGACGCGTCGTCAGAGATCAGGTCGAACGTCGGCTGAGGCGCAATCCGTTCATCTACCTGTCGCGCGGTGAGGAACTGCTTGACCGGCTGGCAAGCGGGCAGATCGTGAACCCTGGCATCATTCTGGTGGACTTGGTGTTGCCAGGGATGTCAGGGTATCAACTGGTGCAAGCGCTGCGGACCGAGTACAAGTACTTGGACCGCACCGCGATCCTGATCGTCACGGGCACGGATACGAGCACGTCACGCGACACGGCGCGCGAGGTAGGGGCAGACGCGTTTTTACCGAAACCACTGAGCATTCTCTCGTTGATCGACGCGCTCGATCGACTCGGGCACTACGACCTGGAACTGCGCGATCGACGACTCGATACGATGACGACATAGACGAAACCGAACGTGTCGCAGGCCCGGCGGGAGTCATGACCCGAAGGAACCTCTAGCCAAGGGCGACACGTACAAGGCCAACACGAACGAGGCTGGTTCTGTGCTGCACGCGAGCAATCGCGTGGGGTATGGGCCAGCCTTTTCTTGTTGGTGGCGAACAACGATGCATATCGACCACGAACGCTTACGCAAGATGCTGGTTCTCGAAGAGGGCGTGAAGTTACGTCTGTACGTGGACACCAAGGGGAAGCGCACCATCGGCATCGGACGCAACCTGGACGACGTGGGCATCTCGAAGGCGGAAGCTGAATTCATGCTGACGAACGACATCATCGAGCGCACGGGGACGTTGCCGAAGGTGCTGCCGTGGATCGACACGCTCGATGTGGTTAGGCAGACGGTGCTGGTGGATCTCTCGTTCATGGGGATCTCCTCGCTGTTGACGTTCAAGAAGATGCTCGACGCGTTGAAGTCAGGGGACTTCGAGAGGGCGGCCGCGGAGTTGGCCGATTCCAAATGGGCCCGTGATGACGTGCAGCCTTCGCGATCGTTCCGGCTGATCACGATGATCCGGACCGGTCAGTGGGCTGCGGATATCGGATGACAGGTATGGCTGTTGGCGACACGTTCACAGACGCATCTGGTCAGGAACTGACGGTCATGTGGGACGGCAGCAAGGGCAGCGCATCGCTCTTGGGGCCGCGTTCGACTCGCCCACAGGACTATGGCGATAGGCGGGTCGCCGTGCCAACGCGGCAGGTGCGTGGACGCGCATCGGCCATGACAGACGTGGATGACAGAGAGATCGGAAGGACGACGTAGATGACGACGCGAATCGGACTGACGGTGGGCGTGCTGCTGCTGATGGCCGTGAGTGCGCAGGCGCAGGTGAAGCAGAGTCCCAGAGGCATCGGGTTCGATTGCCCGATCACGCAACCCACGCCGACGGAAGGCGTGCCGGAGAGCCTGCTCATGGACTTCTACGTCTGCGATGCGACCGGCGCGAACTGCGCGGCGGGTCCGGAGTTCACGTCGCCCACTGGTGGGTTACCGGTCGCCGATCCGCGACTGGTGCATCTGCCGCAGGCGGGGCAGTGCGAGGTGAACTTCAACACGATCCCGTATCCGATCGGCAAGGTCTACATCACGAAAGGACGGTGGGTCAACTCGACGGGCTCTTCAGCTCCGTCAAGTCCCACAGGCCCTTTTACACAGCCGCAGCCAGTTCCGAAAGCGCCTGCAAACTGGCGAACGGTGCCGTAGATCCGGACAGCGTCCCGAAGGTGTCGATCGGCGAGTACCAGCGGGTTGTGCATATGGGGGACGCGCTGGTGATTTCGATCAGCGTGACCCGTCCGACGAACGGCCACGCGATTGTGCAGGTCAGGCCGGATCTGGAGGGCGACGGCCGCGATGGGTGGCCGGTGGGATGGAGCGACGCGGTGGTTGCGAGACTTCGAGACAAGGTGCATCCGATCACACCGGCAGACATGACGCTGTTGCGGAGCGCTTCGCAGAGCCTGGAGAACGTGAGAGCCGTGACGCTGTATCCGAAGGTGATCGGGAACTTCAACCTGGTGCTGACCGCGACCACGGCGGATGGATGCGTGGGCGTGACCGGGCTTCGACGCGATGTGCAGGTGACACCGTGAGCGAGATGGTGCGGGCCAAGAAGCGCCCTGGACGCAAACCAGGGAAGCCCTCGCGAAAGCTCGCCGATGTGCCATGCGTGACGAACGCCGTGCAACGTGTGGACCTCCGTCGATTCTTGCCGCTGGTGCCGAATGAACGGCGACTAGCCGTGGCCGCGGCCTATCTCGGGATCTCGCGTCTGGAGTTCTACCGACAGGCTGGGTACGACCCGCAGACACTCTCGATGTATCGACGCGGGATCCTGGATTGGCCAAAGCAAGCGCTCTATGCGTGTTGGGCGTTCGCCGCGTTGCTTGGCCTCGCACTCCCTGAGTTGTGGGAGATCGACGACGAGTTTGACCCGACACAGGCCGTGCCGCTGGCGGCCTCAGACATGGGCGATCACATCCTCGCTGGCACGCGAGGCAAGAGACTGCCGTTTCGAGCGAAACGTCCGCATGTGGTCACGTCACACACGGAATGCGCATAGGGAGAGACAGCGTATGGAACCCGTCACCTCACGATTCAGAGTTACCGGCATTGGTGGATACGAAGGGCACTATGGCACGGACCTTCATTCGGTGACGCCGGTTGTGTTGCCCAAAGGGGCGATGTTCACCGAGGCGCCGCCGGCTGTGAGGCTGCGTATCGAATCGAGCGGCCATGTCGTGCTCGCTGGCTTCCCGATCGGGCAGGAATACGACGTGACGTTCACGCCGGTGCAGAAGTCGTGAGCGTAGATCCTCGCCTCACCGGCGGGCACATGCCCCGGCTCTCACTGTCAGGGCAGAACGTCCTGTCGACGTGGATCGGGCCCTTCAACGCGACACTCGGCCGGCGTGAGTGCGCCTCGATCGTCAACGGACAGGTGGCCGTCGAGCACGGGTACGGCGGCGGCTGGCTCAACGAGACGACGATCGTCGTGCTGGACATGTCGATCAATCGCTTGGTGACGTGGGCGATCGGCGACGCCGCGCCGCAGCCGATACAGGGCCCGTTGGCTATTGGCGGGAACGCCCTCGCGGCCGCCAACAACGCGCTCGCGATCTCACGCACGGACCCGCCGCGGACGCTGATGCAGTTCGCCACGGTCGACGAGCTGCCTGGATTCGTACAGCCAGCGCTCAGCGACTCAGCGCGCGACTACGCGTACCTGCGCCAGGCCGATTCGGCGCTCTTCCATCACGGACGACTGGTGGATGCGCGCGCCTGCTTCAATCCCGAGTTCGGGGGCGAGACGATCGCGTACGAATACGACTCGCGCATTGCCGGCTACACGACGTTCGGCCAGCCGCGCACGGAGTTGACGATTCCGAGCCTACCGCAGCACAAGCCGATTCCCGTGTGGACGGGGCGCGACCTGGTGGTCATGAGCCACACGAATACAGGCGTCATCCTCCAGCCGTGGGGTGAGAGCATCACGGAGGGCTGGCCAGTCTACGACGGGATTACGGACGGTCCGCACCACGCGCGTGCACTCGACAAGAGTCATGTCCGCTGCGAGTTGAGCATCGGCGGCGTGTTGCACTCACGCGTCATCGATCTCGATTCACCGAAGGTCGATCTCAGGCCGAAGGAGACGCCCGTGGAACCGTTGCCCGACATCCCGTGGACCACCAAGGCGGACGGCGTGATCGCGGACATGCTGCCGCGCCTGATCGCAGGAGGAACGGCCGCGACAGACAAGGTGATCTGGACCTGGAAGTCAGACGAAACCACCGACTTCGGGGCGTGGCTGGACTTCGACAAGGACTGGGTCGGTCTCCTCGCTGACAACAGCAACGGCGAGCGGATGCCGGACGGCCATACCCCGCGCAGTTATCGGTTGGACGGGCCGCACGTCTGGCTGCCGCGACGACTCACCTCCGGATGGCACATCGAATACGACACGGTGTTCGCCTATGCGGACGGCTCGCAGCGGAACGTGACGGTCCATCGCACGGCCGATGTGGGGTACGCCCGGATCGACGGCGTCGAATACGACGTGATGGACACCTATCACACCATGACGCCGGACCCGGCCAAGCCCAAGCGTCGCAGGGGCCTATTCGAAAAGAACTACTCCAACGCAAGTGGAGAAGGACGTTTCGAGGAGTGGAAGGACGACGACAACGGCGTGCTTGTATTCGTGCGCACGACGCGGTGGCCGCGGCTTCCCGGCTTCTACGTCGCACCGCCCGTGCCGGAACCCTATCCCGCGATAGCGCCGCCAGCCGAGAAGGCGACGATCACGATCCGCGACTACGGTCCGAAGCAAGGCAAGGCGCCGCACACCTGGGAAGCCACGGCGGTCACGACCGGGGCGATCGATCAGATCGTCTGGCGCTGGCGGAAGCAGGGCACGACCGCGTGGACGCACAAGAACGACGACGAGCACACGACCGTTAAGTTCACGTCCCCTGGCACCTATGAGATTGGCGTGGATGCCTTCGACGCGTCGGGGCACAAGCTCGATGGAACCGTGCGGCCACGATTGATCGAAGTGACGGCATGAAAGTGAAGCAGTGATGGCGACATTTCCAGCAGATCTCTGGGCACGCTTCCGAGCGGCGGTCCCTCCGACGTTCCTCTCGTCGCCGGCCTCTGATGCGAAGGACGAACAGGCGCGGCAGTACGTCAAGCAGTTCGCGGCGCAGTGCGCCTTCTCGCTCGGCCCGCAGTGGGGCGCGAAGAACGCAGGCGGTGGGCGCCCATTATCCAAAGATGTGGTCGCCTGCCGAGAGGGTAGTGCGCTGATCGGGTTCGACATGTTCAGCGGGCTGGGCGAGAACGTCACGACCGTGAACCCGAATCCAGGCGCGATGACGCTGCCCGGCGATCAGGTGTTCGTCCCGGTGGCACCGCAGGACTTCATCGGTGGTGTGGTGGTGGATCCCGGCCCTGGACCCATGCCTGTGCCTGGGGGCTCTGTCGTCTTCACCGCCACGGGCAGCAACGGGCTGCGGTACGTCACCGTGGAAGACGGCGGTGGCGAGCAGGGTCAGCTTGTCGGCAAGCGGCCCAAGGGACTCGCGACGGCATCGCGCACGCAGGCGGACATCGATCAGTACGGACTCGCGTGGCAATCCCTCACGATCGAACCGGTCGATGGGGGCGTTGCCCTGAAGCTGGCTGACTTCTACGCCACGGCCTGGGACACGGGCGGGAAGATGGTGTTCAACCGTCGCATCGTCGGTCCTGGCGAGACGTGGCGTCTCCATCAGGTCGATGGTGGTGTCGCGATTCAAGCCTACACGGGCAAGTTCGCCTGCATTGAGCGGGATGCGCAGGGCAACATCACGGGCGACATCAACGTCAACCGTGACGCGCCTGGGGCATGGGAGACATGGTCGGTCTCCGGATCGATCGGCGGTGCGAGTGGCAGCGCGGTCAGTGCGCCCGCCTTGACGGAGGTGCGCATTGTCAACGGGCGATGGACCCAGCAGATCGTCGGGGCGTCGATGCTTTACGCGCTCGGTCCGTCGAGCGACCCGCGGGCTGCGCTCGATGAGAGCCGCGCCCTCGGCTTTCAGATCGTGCGCAAGTTCGTGGGCGACCTGCCTCAGATCGGATTGAGCCAGAGCCTAGCTCTCCAGCGTCTTCCGCAAAGCTTGGCGTGGTGCCAGGAGCGCGGCCTCAAGGTCTACGCCAGTTGCGGCACAAACAAAGACCCGGGCGCGTCCTGGTATCGCGACTGCGGGGACATCCTACGCGGGTATCCGGACGTGGTGCTGATGACGGAGGGGTCCAACGAGGCGCTGCAGCGGGGCGGGTGGGCCACGCCGTCCAAGCTCCGCGAATACGTGGAACAGCTCCCTGGGTTCCGGGTACTGAGCGCCCCTGACGGAGATCGCGATATCTCGCTCGACTACGTGTCGAATAGCGCCTACGCCTTCCACTTCCGGCGTGATCGACCAGCCAGTGACCTTGCGCACTTCGATGCGGTGTGCCGGCAGCGGAACTTGGCTGGCCTCAATCAGGAGCCCATCGGCGCCGACGAGACGAACCAGCCTGGGCGGCGTTCGAACGATGTTGCGTTCTTCGGCGAGATGGGCGCATTCAATCGCAAATACGGCTTCGCGGGATTCTTCCACAGCGAAGCTGGGCTGAACGCGCGCACGTTCGGTCCTGTCCAGCGTCAGGCTGCCGAGGCGTTTCTGCGCGAGTCGTTTGGAGGCTAGACATGTTGCTCTCGCTCAATCTGTTACTGGTGCTCGGCGCGTTCATCGCGCTGCTGTTCACGATCTCGATCGGCAAGCCTCCGCTGTGGGTGGCGGTGTTGCTGCTTGTGCTGATCCATCTGCTCGGCATCGTGCCGCTTCGATAGCAAAGGACAAACATTGGCCTTCCTCAGTGGGCACGACTTCGGTTCTGTCATTCAGGCCGTCTACGGCAACGCGTTCGTGCGCGTCGCGCTCGCACTCGTCGCGGCAGACATCCTCTCTGGCGTCGCGGTGGCGTTCAAGAACGGGGACTTCCACCTCGCGGAGGTGGGGGAACTTCCTGCTCTCGAAGGCGGTGCCCTACTTCCTTGGCGCCGGCGCCTTGCAGCTGGTGTTGCTCGCGGTGCCGCCTGAATGGAGCGGGCTGAGTACCGCCGTGGGTGATGCCGTCTGGCTCTTCGTCGTGGCGGCGCTCGTCGGGCATGTGCTCGACAACTTGCGACAGATCGGCCTGCCTGTCCCCGCAGCCCTCGGTGCCAAGGCCAAACTGGAAACCACGGCAACCCCGTAGGAGAGTGAGCGATGCGAACGATTCGATATCTGGTATGCGCGGCGGTTTTCATCGCCGCGAGTCTCGTGGTGATTGGCGGCTGCGCGCTGCACGGCAAAACGCCCCAGCGACAGATCGCGACGATCGGGATCGAGGTGCTGAGCGGACTCGATGCGACCGGCAAGACGGCGCATGACCTGCACGCCTCGCATGTCATCACCGATGCGCAGTACGAAGCGTTCCTGCTCAAGCTGAAAGTGGTCTATCAGCAGGCAGGGCGACTCGCGGACGCGCTCAAGGCGTACGACACGGCAGCCGGGACAGAGACTGCGTCGCAGGTCAAAGCCGCGCTCGATGCGCTCGCCGTGCTCGTGCCGAACGTCGCCGCGGACATCGGGGGGCCAGGCGCCGCGAAGATCGCCGAGTTGGTGGGCAACGTGAATCGCTTGCTGATCACGATCGCGGCCGCGCTAGCGCCGACGCCGACGGCCTTCGTTGTTCCCAACCAGTTCCTGCATGGAGGTGTCGCGTGGGCTCAGTCCTGATCGTGATCGACCTGATCAATACCATCGTGGGGAAGCTCAACGTCACCGTCCCTGAAGCGCTGACGCTCTATCGGACGATCACGGGCTTGCGTCCGAACGCCTATCCGGAACTGGCCGACGCAGACGTCATCGCCCTGCTCAAGTCGCGCGCACAGGCAGGCGAGACGTGGGTGGATGACGAGCTCGCGAAGCTCCATGCAGCAGGAGATTGAATCATGAACGGCCACGATCGAAGCTTCCACCTCGAGATCAACAGCATCGAGGAGTTCACCACCTTCGTCGCGTTGATCCGCGGCGATGCGACCACCTCCGCTGCGGTGATTGCCCGGCTCCAGAAGGATGCCCAAGCCATCACCAAGGCGGGCACCACGCTCGGCGAAGCGGCGGTCACACTCGACGGGGTCTCGCCGGACCCAGCCACTACGTAAAGGATTCACCATGCCCGTACCACCGGATTTCCAAGCCGCACTCGATGCGGTTGACACGGCGACCACGACCCTCGGCGGGCACGTCGCCACCCTGAGCACCGCCGTCGATGGCGTGAGCACGCGCGTTGCCGCGATCATCGATAAGCTCAAGACGTCCATGACGGCCGAGGAGGTCGCGACCGCCAAGTCCACGCTCGCGGCGGAGACGACGAAGCTCGACGCGGTCACCAGTGGACTCGACGCGATCGGAACGGCCCTGAACGGGATCGCGGTGGACACCAGCAACCCGGTGCCGCCTTTGCCGGAACCTCCGGCCGAACCGGTCTAGTCTCTCTCCCTGTCAGCGAGACAGTACGTCGGCTGGGATGCGGTCTCGCTGCCAGGTCTCTCTCTTTCGGATTCGTCTCTTCGGGTTAGGAGCGGGAGGCCATGATGGCCGTCTTGATAAATGCGGATCGGGCAGCCGTCTGGGCGAGTCTGATGACAGACAACACAGAGGTCTGCAGCATCACGAAGACTGATCTGCGCGCGGCGGTGAACGCGATCGATGACTTCCTGGAAGCGAATGCAACCGCTATCAACAACACGTTGCCGGCAGCGGCGAAAGCAGGGTTGTCCGTGGCACAGAAGGCTCGATTGCTGTCCTACGTCGTCCGCAAGCGGTGGGGAGGCTAGGCTATGGCATCCGGCGATACTCTCTTCGACTGGGGACCGCAGTCCAACGAGCCTCCGGCCACGTCCTTCGCGCGGCTCGATACGCGCAACAGCATCCCTGTCTTGAACTTCGACGCAGCGGCTGCGGAGTCGGCGGTGTTCGGTGGCGTCGTGCCGAACAACTACGCCGCTGGTGGCTTCAACGTCACGATCATCTGGATGGCGGCCAGTGCGACGACCGGTAACGTCGTGTGCTCGTCGCTGTGGAACGTAACGAAGCAGGCGGGACCGATGCCGATGCCGATAGCTTCGCGTCCGCACAGACGGCGACCGGTGCCGCAAATGCCGCGAGTGGCGTGCGCACGTATACCGCGGTCGCGCTGACCAACGCGCAGATCGATGGCCTGCTGAAGAACGAAAAGTGTCGCATCAAGGTCACGCGTGACGCGGCGAACGGCTCAGACACCATGACCGGGACGCGCAAATCGATCGGATTCTAGTTCAGGAAGTTTAGGGACAATGGCGCGCACGTTCTCGACCTCGTCCCAGCTTGGCGTGACCTTCGGCAGCACCATTTCCGGGTCGATGACGCTCGCCGCGTGGATCAACCACACCACCGCGTCGACCGCTGGCTATCCGGCCAACGTGGATCGGTGGCTCTGCTTCGGGCGCACGAACGACAGCTTCGTCATCCGTCGGGAATGGAACGGAGCGACGCACGGCGACAGCTACGTCAACGCCACGGCCGGGGGACGCGCGCAGGGCGGCAGCGTCACGGTTGGGGTATGGGCGCATTGGGCCGTGACGGCCAACGGCAGCAACATTCGCCTCTACAAGGACGGGAGCCAGGTCGCGAGTGTCGCACAAACGCAGGCGATCACCGCCGATTCGACGTTGCGGATCGGTGAGGCCAGTTCGGAAGCCTTCGAGGGCCGATTCGCCGACGTGGCGTTCTGGAACCGTGCGCTGGCCGCGAGCGAGATCGCCATGCTCGCAAAGGGCTACTCGCCCGGATTCCTGCCGGTGAGCCTGATCGATTGCTTCCCGTTGATACGTGATCTAACGGGGCTCCGTGGCAACGTGCTGACCGACACCTCGACGACCGTTGGCGCGCACCCTAGAGTCTATTCTCCCGTGCAGGCGCGAACGATTGCGGTGCCGGCCGTCGGCGGTGGCGCGGCCGTTACGTATCCGCAATTGGAACGGTCGGTTCGTGGGCTCAATCGTGGCCTGACGACAGGGGCGTACTAGATGTCAGCCTTTATCAGCAAGTACGGCGTCGCCGTGCACGTCTACATCCCGATCGTGAAGCGGGCCGTGGTGGACTTCGCGGTGAGCTCCGACTGGACCCCGGCCGCGGGCGACGTCAAGATTTCTAAGGACGGCGGCGCGGCCGCGAACGTGACGAACCTGCCAGCTGCGATCGCCATGGGGAACGCGGCGATGTGGGATTTCTCGCTGACGGCGACCGAGATGCAGGCCGCGAAAGTCATGGTCACCGTCTCCGACTCCGCAACGAAGGCGGTCGAGGATCAGATGTTCACCGTGTGGACGCATGGGAATGCCAGCGGGCAGTACCAGGTAGATCTTGCCGATGTCGTGCGTGCGGGCCTCACGGCGCTGCCGAATGCGGCCGCCGAATCCGCGGGCGGCCTGTTCACGCGAGGAACAGGAGCCGGCCAGATCAACCAGCCCGCGAATGGTGTGGTCGACACGAACGCAGTGCAGATCAGCGGTGATGCCACGGCGGCGGATAACTCGAGACGGCCTATGACGACACGGCTGGAGCCGTGCGCTGGAGCGGCATCATCGATCAGGGCACGGCGCAGGCCGCCACAGCACCACGCTGCAGCTCCGCGCCGCGGCTGCGTTCGCGAACAGTGAACTGAACGGCGCCTGGATTCTGATCACGGGTGGCTCCGCTGGTGTCGGGCAGGTTCGCCAGATTACCGGCTACGTGAGCAGCACGGACACGGCCACCGTTGACGCCTGGACGACGACGCCGACGGGCACGATCACCTATCAGGTCTATGCGGCGCCGCCCGCATCCACCAGCGTGCCGACACCGGTCAACGTGACGCAGTTCGGTGGGGCGGCTGGCACGTTCGCCGGTGGCCGGCCGGAGGTGAACACTACGCATGCCGCTGGGACGGCATGGGGCTCCGGCGCCATCACGGCAGGCGCGATCGCCTCGAACGCCCTGACCGCCGCGAAGTTCGCAAGCGGCGCCTTCGATGCCGTCTGGACCGTCACGACGCGCACGCTGACTGCGCTCGGCAGCAGCTTGGCGCAGGAGATCTGGGATCGCGCGACCTCCGCGCTGACGACGGTGGGCAGCATCGGCAAGCTGTTGGTGGACAACGTCAACGCCACGATCAGTTCACGCCTGGCGAGCGCCAGCTACACCACGCCGCCGACGGTGGGCGCGATCGCCGATCAGGTCTGGGAAGAGACGCTCGCGGACCACAGCGGTACGTCAGGATCGACCGCGGCCGCACTCAACGCGGCCGGCAGCGCAGGCGACCCATGGGCTACGGCCTTGCCGGGCGCCTACGGAGTAGGCACAGCCGGCAAGATCATCGGCGACAACATCAACGCGACCGTGAGCAGCCGACTGGCCACGGCGGGCTACACGGCGCCACCGACCGCCGCGACGAACGCGAGTGCGGTGCGCACGGAGCTGACGACCGAGCTCGGTCGTCTCGACGCTGCCATCTCCACGCGGGCCACGCCAGCGCAGGTCAACACGGAAGCGGATACCGCACTCGCCGATGCGGGCGTCACGACGACAGTTACCGGCCGGATCGATGCCGCCATCTCCACCCGTCTGGCGACGGCGGGCTACACGGCACCGCCCAGTGCAGCCACGAACGCGGGCGCCGTCAGAACCGAGCTGACGACGGAACTGGGGCGTATCGATGCGGCGGTCAGTTCGCGAAGCAGCCATGCTGCGGCGGATGTCTGGACGGTCACGACGCGCACGTTGACCGATGGGGCTGGCATCAAGAAGAACACCGCGCTGAGCGCGTTCTCGTTCCTGATGGTGGACGATACGGACGGGAAGACGCCGGAGACCGGCCTCACGGTCACCGCCCAGCGCATGTTGGACGGCGCGGGATTCAATGCCGCCACCAATAGCCCGGTCGAAGTGTCGAACGGCTGGTACAAGATCGACTTGTCAGCGGCCGATCTCAACGGAAACGTGGTGGTCCTGCGGTTCAGCGCGGCCGGCGCCCGGACACGCGAGATCGTCGTCGTGACGGAGCCGTAGGTCTGTGATTCTCGATGCCAACGAACAGGCGGGCTACTTGGGGCCGGGCGTGCTCGGCTCCTTCTCGTCTGCGTCGTTCACGCTGGTCACGTACGATTTCATCTCGTTCGAGATGGAGACGTTGACACAATGCGCCTCCTTCGACAGCGAGTCGATCGTGCAGGCATCCTTCGCCGCGGAAACCTTGGAGCCGATCTAGATGGCACCGATCACACGCTTCAGCTCTGGAGATGCCGTCGCCGAGAAGTCCACGGCCGAATACCGCGCGGTGCTCAAGGATCAGGACGGGGCAGCGATCGAGCCTGGCGCCGTCTCCTCGATGACGGTGACGCTCTCGGATGCGTCAGGGACGGTCGTCAACAGCCGGTCAGCCCAGAACTGCTTGAACACAGGGGATGGTGTCCTGGCGGCCGGCGGCGTCTTCACGTTCACGATTCAACCAGCCGATACGGCTCTCGTGGCCGGGGCCGAACTCCAGAAGCGCATCCTGACGTTCCATGTGGTGTTCTCGGGAGGGGAACTGCGGCATGAGGCCGACTTCTACGTGAGGAATCTGATCAGCGTGAGCTAGAATAGCGGCAGCGAGAAAGCGCGCTGCAGGATGCGTGACGCCGAGGCTCGATGCAGAGCGTAAGCCGGTAGCACTGAACCTAGACGCGCCATGCGGCGAACACGAAGGGCCGGGAACCTACCCGGCCTTTGGTGACTCTGCCGATCTAGCGAATGCGCGTAGCCGAAGTCTGATTTCCTGCCATTCGAGATCTGGACCCGAGAAGCCGGGCAGCGGCGGCACCGTCTCTGTCATGTGTTCATCGCACCACACGAGCAACGTCTTGAGCCGGTCTACTTCAGCGAGGAGCGCAGGGATGTCCATGCGGGCTGCCGCGATGAATTCGGCGTCCGCTAAGTGCAGGTATGGTTCATTAATAATTGGCTCCACGGCCGCTTCATAACCGAAGCCATCTGGAACATTCGCGTCGATGTAACGTTGGACTTGCGTCACCGTCCAAGGACCTGCTTGTGCTGCTTCCATCCGTGTTCGAAGCGCCTGGAGTTCTTCGTCGGTCATCTCTCTAGGCTCCCGGAGGGAACGGCGACAAGCCGCTCTGCGGATGGTTGATGAAGGCCGGGCCTGGATACACGAGGTATCCGAACCACCAAAGGATGCGCAGGGACTTCTTCATCGTCATGATCTAGGCTCCTGCGATCGGTAGGGCGGGGAGTGGCGCCCCAGTGTGTCGGTGCTTCCAGCGACACGGCGGTGTCAACAGACCATGTCTCGATACGTCTCGCCCAATAGCCGGTGCGCTTCCATGATCCGTCGGTGAGGGAGCACTTCGGTCCCATCCTTGGCGCCGTGGCGATTGGCTGCCAGCGCGCCCGAGTACCATCATTGATCGCATCTCGGATGATGCTTCGAAACGTGTGCGTGGGATCGTTGTCTTCCCCGTGCATGATCGCGAGCAAGGCACCATGAGCCCGAGAGACGATTTCATCGATCCAGGGTGTTGTTGATTCTGGCGTTGCCATGATGTCAGGCTCCTGCTGTCTTCCGTGCCTCGAACTTGCGCATGGTGGCTCGCAACAGTTCGCGCGTATGTTCGGCCACTGCGGCGGGATCTTCCCCAGCCTCTATGCAATCCTCGATGATCTCCTCATCGGACGCAGTCTCGACGCTATCGGCTAGAGCCTCGAACAGATTCCGCATGCGCTGTCCTGCTGTCGTCGATTCAGCCATGGTACCGCTACCTCCTACGCTGAGATCTGTGAGCCGGTTTCCCATTCGCGCACATCATCCATCGATGATGGTACGACGATGAAGTCGGCGTTCGTCCAGCGATATTCAGGCACGCTGCCGTCGAGTGGTTGAATGTAGTAGACACGCTCACGTGCGTTTTCGTCAGGCTCGATCTCGCCCTCTTCGCAGGGGAACGGCTCGTCCGCTACGCGCAACAGGATCCCGATGGATGGATATTGTTCGGACGGCGCCTCGTCCGCATGTTGCGCCCATCGGTAGATCGTGCTCGTCTCGATGACGATATCGCCAGGGCGAGGATCTCGGATACGCGAGCCGAACGCCGCCAGCGCTGGCGGCGGATCGCCGATCAGGGTGTTGCGGTAAGCCGTATAGGCATTGATCGCGATCAATCGCAGCAGTCGGCCTGTATCGCGCCAGTCCGTTGTGCGAGAATTCAGCTTAGCCATTGCCGCGCTGCCTCCAAGCAGCAGGTCGTGGTGAGGAGCGACGAGGTGCGTCCAACATCACGTCGCTCCGCTTATTCTATCGCAAGTCGATCTGTCAAGCGCGAATGATCCGCTAGCATTCTGCGGATGCCGCTCTTCCTGCTCGTCCTCGAAGCCCATTCCCGCGCCACGCAGTACGAGCCCTTGCTCGATGTGATGCAGCGGATCTGGTCCGCACAGCGTCTGCTGCGTACCGCGTGGTTGATCGAGGCGACATCACCGTCAGTGATCCATCAGTCGATCCGGATGTACCTCCCGGTGAATGATGGCCTGCTGATCGTGCCGTGGGAGGAGCCGCGAGTGGAGCGGAATCTCAGGACGCCGACGACTCAGGCGTGAACGCTGAACACGGCACTCATCGCTTCACGCCTCGCTTCTTCGCGGCGGGCTTCTGCTCCAGACGCGCGGTGACCGTTTCGATGATCTCGCGATCGGTCTCCGGCAGCTCACGGATGCGTTCAGCCAAGACGCTGGCGAAATCAGGCGCGGTCGACTTCGTCGTCGGCAACCCCAAGCGCTGCAGCAGCGCCGCGACCTCTTCCTTGCCGTTCGCCCGCAGCACGTCGTCGACGCTCTCTCCGTACTGGACCGCAAGCCGCAGGCAGGCCTTGATGCCGAGCGGGTATCCACCGCGCCCCTTGAGCGCATCGCTCAACCGCTGACGACTCAAGCCGATGTTGCGGGCCACGGCGGCCTGGTTACCCTGTTCACGCGCCACGGCGCGTTTCAGGAAGTCGATCGCAGTCACGGCACGGGACAGTACACACAGCGGTCACGTCCGAGCTAATGGACGCCATGCGTCCGTGTACCTTGACCACGTGTCGAAACGGCCGTAGTGTAACCCGAAGTCCGCACACGCGGCACAGATCATCCCGTTCCGAGTCGGAGTCAGGAGTTGGTCCATGGGCCACCGGGATCCACAGGCGCAGGCACGTCGTCGTCCCCTTACCTACACCCGAGTCACCCTGATCGCCGTGACCGCCTTCTTCCTCGGAGCGTTCTGTGCGCGCCTCACGCCCGCCGCGAAGGCCAGCCAGACGCACCGGACGATCTATCGCGATCAGGACATGGCGGACTGTGAAGCGTCGGGCGGCGTCCTGGTGGCACGTGCGCGGAAAGGCCCGATCGGGCTGTACTGCGCGCCGGATGGCGCGCTGACGCCGCTGCCAACCGTCCCGTAGGTGCGCCGTACGCTTTCTCTTTGGGTGGGTGCGCGTGTCTGGCACAATTGCGCAGAAGCGTCACACCGTTCAAACGTTCGAAGGTGCATACGCAGACTTGCACGAACCCATCTCGCCGCGTATGGGCGAGGTCGTCACCTGTGTCGCAGCAGGGCTGGGGCCATGTGCCCTTTCCCTAAAGCTCAGGGAGGGGGCAAATCCCCTTCGGACGCCTCGCCCACCATTCACCCCGCGTGCCACACGCCAGTGCCACCATTTGCCCTGCGGACTGTCTCAGCCCCCTGCATTTCATTGCAGTTTTCGCACGGGAGCCTGATCGTGGCACGCGCCGCGAATTGCTAGAAAAACTCAATAAATACGGGAAGGAAAAGTGGTGGCCGTGGAGGGAATCGAACCCCCACGGCGAGTCGCTAACCTCCCTGCTTGCGTGACTTACGGAGGGTGCCGTCGTCTGGTGCCATGAATTTCTTCGATTCGTCAGGCGGCGTCGGGGCCTCCCAGCCGAATCGCCCACTCAGGACGTTCGACGACGCCTGCATCCGTGAGCCCAGCACGGGCACGTAATGGGCGCGGGTGACGTCGGTGTTCGACTGGCCCAACCAGTCCGCAACGGCCTTGAGATCGACGCCCGCCTCCGACAGCGTGATGCCGAGCGTGTGCCGCAGGTTGTACGGCCGAATCCCGGCCGGCCAGCCGCACACGCGTAGCGCGCGGGCATGATCGGCGGTGCGGTAGGCGCCCCAGCAGCCCACGGCCGCGAAGAACTGCCAGGCGATCAGCATGTCATCGTTGAGATATAACCCGCCGGGCGTATAGCCGCCCTTCGCATCGCGTGTCCGCCAGACGCGTCGCTCGTAGTCCAGATCGCCCGGCTCCGTCCGCATCACTTCGCACGGGCGTCTGCCTGTCGACGCCGTGACCATGAAGCGCGCGAGGTGCTTGTATCGCGCCTTGCGTAGCCCTGGATGGGTCTGAATATTCTGGAAGACCGTGAGGATCGTCGTCGGCCCCACCACGCGTGGCGGCGGCGGCGTCCATGGCAACGCTTCGACCTCGTCGCAAGGGGTCGGCGCCCGCTTCCCGTCGAGTGCGTGGTAGAGGCTGCTGAGGGCCGCCACGCGGTTGTTGATCGTCTTTGGCGACTTGCCAGCCTCCAACCACGCGACGCGGGACTCGAGCACCTGCGCCTTGCCGATCTTCCAGCGGGACCACGTGCCGTACCGCGCGATCCAGTGCCCGAGCTCGATCCTGCGGCTGCGCCACGACTTCAGGTGCTTGTGCTGCTTGAGGAAGCGCGCGACCTCTGCGGTGAGCGTGCCGCGGTGGGCGGGAGAGGCGAGCCCTTGGAGTGCGGACCGCATGTCCGCCTGCCAGCGGCGCAGCTCCTTCAGGGGGGTGCCCTTGGGATAGCGCTTCTCCTTGCGCCTGCCGTGGACGCTGACGATCGCGGCGATGCCGCTGCTGTCTTCGTAGACGCCTGACGCGATCTTCTTTCGTTTGCCGCGCGCCATGATGCCCTCACCGCGGCGCGTCGGCGTCCAGAATGAACGGGTTGCGCGTCTCCTTCGTCAGCATGTCGCCGACGTTCCGACATGATCCCCTAGCGTTGACGCACTCCAGCACCCAGAACTTCTCCGCGGCGGTCGTCTTCACGCCTTCCATGAGCACGCGGACCTGGCCCCCGTACGGATCGGCGTAAGTAGTTGCCCACACGGAAGTCGTCAAGTTTTGTGGCGGGCGGTGCATGTGCGTTCCGGAAACTGTCGCACTCTGGCGCGTTCGCGAGCTGTTCCAGATCGTAAGGGTTACAGTGCGGTGCGGCCGCTGCAGGTGGCTGTGGTGTCGGCGCTGGTGTAGACCCGGCGACAGGATCGGTCGGTGTCGTGCGGATCGTCCAGCCAGTGCCGTCATGCGTCCAGATGCGGCCGGGCAACGCAGGCACCGGCTGATTCAGCCGCACGCGATAGGAGAAGAAATCCACGCACGTCTCCAGACTCGTGATCGAGGGCTCGTACGGGTCACCTCTGACGGTGTGCGGCAGTTGACGTGCCAGGAGGGCGCGGGTTGCGCCATGGTCGATGTGGCGATGAACGAGAGGGCGAGTGCGAATCCAGCGACGAGGCGAATCATGTGGCTGCTCCTTCAAGAGCCGTCCGAAGAACCCCAGGGAACCGTGTTCGCTGATCACTGTCGCATGTGGGAAATCCGGGCGTATAGAGAACTTGCCAGGCGAAATGTTAGGGAAGCCTCAGCGCTCCTCCACCATCGACCAGGAGACGCCGGTCGAATCCACGATCTCCACGACGCCGCCAGCCACTAGATAGGTGCCTTCGTGATGTACCTGGTTCCAGTGTGTGCCGACCAGTTCATTCACGATCAATCGGCCCCCGACGCGGATAATGAAATTTGAACTGTTTCCGCCGTAGTCGCCGATGACATGGACGCGCGTCACCCAGGTTGGCATGTCGAAGACGGTGTTCCCGACTCCTGTCTTGCTCCAGGCGGCGGCGGTACGCAGCGTGAAGTTCAACGACTTCGTACCATCGATCGCGAGCCCAGCCCGCGATTCGTCGTAGCCGTTCGCGCGGGCCACGAGATTGCCGTTGCCGGCCGTCAGTCCATCGAACCGGTATTCGCCGTTGGTGTTGGTGCTGACAGACTTGCCGACGTTGACGCCGTCGAAAATCATCACGCTCGCTCCGGCGAGTCTGGCGCCGCCCTGCGCTGAGACGGTGCCGGTGAGCGAGACGACGGTGGGCGTTGGGGCCGGTGGCGTGGACGGTGCGGTCGGCGACTTGTCGCCCCCGCACGCACTGATCGACGCACACAGGCAGACCAACGCGAAACCCGAACCGAGTCGCGGCATAGCTGCTCCTTGAAGTTGTCCCAGGGAAAACGAAGCGAAGAACCGGGTGCGCCCCCGGTTGTACTAACGACGAACTTCCCGATTCTGTACAGCTACCGTCTCTGTCTCAGGACTTGTCGTTGCCGTGACCGGGCGATTCGACGAGTGCACGAGCCTGAGTGTCGTCATACCTTGTGCAGCAGTTCCATGGCCGTCGCAGGTGTCAGTAGAATCGCGACCCCTGCAGCAAGATATCGAGCCCGAAAGTAGGCGCGGAGTCGTCACGCCTACTCGTTTCCCCGTTTCGCGGCATGCTGTCGTTCTGCCCGTCGCGCTCCCACCCGCAGCTGTAGCTGCCCGAGGAGTACGTCGCGTTCCTCGTCCGAGAGGTCCGCCGCCGTGAGTGCAATTTCCATGACGTGCGACCGTTTGAGTTTGTCCGATGCCAACAATAGCCCGCTCCGCCTCCTTCAGCGGCTCATCCTGATTCGCTGAGTCTCGATCATCGGCTTCAACAGCAAGGGGCACGCTGTCGCCGTGAATGTCCTCCGCAATGGCATACCCGAGGACTTCATTGCCTGTCTTTTCCTTGAGCGTCCTTGGCGATCTTGTGAATCGTCGCCAGTTCCAGATTCTCGTCTCCTTCTCGGCGCGATGGATCGTGTCTGATTCACGCCCGCCGCTTGCGCCAATTGGCGCTGCGTCCAACGCGGCTCTGCGCGTCTCGCATCGCGGATCAGCTTGGCCAAGGTTGCCACCACGGCCGAAGTGTCGCACACGGATATATCCGGATCAACGGTTAAAGCCAACATTTTCAGTTGCTTGCAAAGCAGGACAGAAAATTGTGTCAAGGCCGTGATTTACGCTTGACCATGAACAAGGCTATATCCGATAATCTCGGTCATGGACAAATTGACCTTGCGTTCGGCCCGTGAATTACTTGGCTGACACAAGCCGCCCTGGAGGACGCCGCCGGCATCGCGCGCGGCGCGGTCCACGACCTTGAGGCTGGCCGAAACGGCCGCCCCTCCCACGAAACAGTGACGCGCGTGGTTCGCGCCCTCCGTCGTCACGGCTTGGCCGGTGTAACGGCCGAACAGCTCTTTCCCATCGCGGACGTGAATGCGAGCGATGACTCGGTGGCACAGGCACAAGCGTAGCCCTGGCACTTTCCCTCGGCAACCGAACGAACGAGCGAAGAGATAGCGGACATGGTGTTCAGCCCTAAGCACTGTCGTCTCACGGAGCACTGCCACGCCCCGCACATTCAAGCAGGCGTTGGTCTGTGCGACGCAGCATCACCCGACGCTGTCAGCCGAAGAGATCGCGGACCGCGCGGAGATTCCGCTCCGTTGGCTCTACGACTACGCCAACGAATCGCAGCAGCGCGATATTCCCGCTGTGAAGTTGATGCGGGTCGTCGAAGTCACGCGGCCGTGTCGATCTGATCCGGTTCCTGCTCGCGCCGCTCGGCTACACGGTGGTGCAGGTGACCGAGGCGGCATTCGTCGCGGCGAGCGTGCGTCATGACGCCTGAACAATTCGCCACGCTGAAACTGGTGATCGCGTGACGTGGCGGGGACACCCGAGCGACGCTGGGGTCGTTCGCAGCACGAATGCGGACGTGCAGAGCGTGGTGGTGAAGTGGGACAGCGACAGTGCGCCATGTGAGCATGCCGCGGAGTCGATCGAAGTGGAGGCGCGCGCATGACCTGCCTCCATTGCGGCATCGCGACTCGCAACGGCCGCATACGTCTGCGACGACTGCTGGGGCTACGCCAAGGACGTACGCGAGGGCGCGATGCTGTCGGCGTGTCTCGGCTGTGGATCACCGCTGCGAGACGAGAGCGGATGGTGCAACGCATGCCTGGAAGACTCGCAGCGGACTACGACGAACCGACG